CCCAACAGTTTCTCTTGGAGATAGAGTACGTTGGAGAAATATAATAATATCGTGGATTAGGTAACTCGTTTTGTAAGCACTTTTTGATCATTTCATTGATACAAAGTACCGTTTTACCAAATCTACGATGACATACTAAAACATTAAATCTTTTTAATGACTCGTGTATCTCTTTTTGTAACTGTCTAGGTTTATAGGGTATTGTTATCTTCTTCACTTTTTATTATCGCCTTGCCGATAGTTTCTATTATTTGTGGTACGATAGCATTGCCTAGTGCTTTAATTCTTCTTGCTCGATCTTTGTCCAATCCGTAGGAAATCCCATTAGGAACTCCACAAAGTTTGGATTGAGTTTGCCACCAGTTCTCCTTGCTCTCGCTTCCAAGCAATTCGATGCTTGTGAGTTGCCTTTGAGCCGATACTTGTGTTCCGAGTTCGTTGGAGTTGGTAGTATTTTTTGTTTCTCTATGAAGTGAATTGCATCTTTCAGTTTTACTCCAAATCGAACTCCCTTTTTGTTCTTTCTGCTGAAGCTGCCATTCTTTAACTCCACATTTTTTACTACTCCACCCTCCAGATCGCAACTTCTGGGAGTTGGCAATAAACCAAATTCTTTCTCGTCTGTGCCATGCACCTTTGCCGATAGCTGGTATATTAAACGCTTGGACTTCGTAACCTTCACTTTCCAAGTCAGAGTGGACAATGTTGAATGCCAAGCCGTCTTGTGTCGTAACAATTCCTCGCACATTTTCTGCAATAACCCATCTGGGTTTCGTTTGTTTGATAATGTCAAACATTTCTCCCCAGAGATAGCGGTCATCATTCGTACCTCGTTGAAGTCCTGCTTGAGAGAAACCTTGACAGGGGAATCCTCCGCAAACAAGGAATACTGGTTCGTCAATTGTAACCTCTCTTATGTCGTTGAATATCCTCGTATCACCAAAGTTCTTTTGTAAAACCTTTTGGCAAAAAGGATCATTTTCAGCAAATGCAATAGTCTTAAATCTTTTATCAGCATTGTGTAGTCCAAGACTAAAACCACCAATACCAGAAAATAAATCAACAATATTAAGCTGCACTATTTCTGTTTAAGAAAATCATTCATACGAGAAACATCATTGCCTTTGACAATTCCTTTGCCAGAATTATCAGAAAAGTTCGATTTGTTATTTAATGCCTGGACTAAGTCCGTGAAGGAAATTATCTTCGGCTTATTTTTAACTGGTTTCTTTTTTGTCATAAATTTCGTAGTCAAAATTGTGCTGAGTTGAAGTGGCATCCCATATATAAATATATATTAACGTGGGGGTGCTTTCCTTCTCCCAACCGTGCAAAAACTTTATTTCTAGCAAAACTAACACAACATTTACACAACATCTTATTTTATTGGCTATTTTCTGCTAAAAAAAACGGTTGTTGTAACCGTTTATCAATCTATTTAAAAAAAACTCTAAGAGGTTCTGTGTCAAAAATATTATTTAAGGGAAAATCTAACTATAATTCCGTTGTATTCTCTCCAATTACAATACTTTTGTTCTTCTTCTTGTCGTTCTTCTTTAACTTCTTTTTAATAATATAACTATCCTGGTCGTTACCAATTCGAAACCCACTCGACATATTTTTTACAGCTTCAATTAATCCTGTTTCATTGTCTTTGATCGTCTGAGCTTGTGCCTGGTCAATATGATTTAATTTTAAATTATTTAACATTATTTATATATTATGTGTTGACTAATATTAGTCATATGATAATGTTAGTTATAACATAATAACAAGGAGATATATTATGAATGACTATTATACAGAAGATCTTACAAAGTTTGGTTACAGAGAACTAGACATTGCAGGAGATCTATTAAAAGCTATCAAAAAAGGTTTACCGATTGACTTTGATCGTGAAGGTATCAAAGTTGGTTTCAATATGAATAGCGGTAATGTTTTTTTAGTTAATGCAGAATATCAGGTTGCAATGGTTGACGATGAAGGCAACCTCTATTCTTTTTATTCTTCACCTTATGAAGGTAAGGAAGGTTCTTTTGAAGATCTCAAAGAAGAATACAACGATATGCACCCTGAAGATAAAGAGTGGTTTCAAGATATTGCAAAAACTAATAACAAGGAGCTATAATGAATAATATAATAATTAGACCAATTAACACCATTAAAAACGTAAACGGTCAAACAACTGAACATTTTTTAAATCAAGATAAAATATCTAAATTATATAATTATCTTAATAAAAATGGTTTTAAATATAATTGGCAAGAAATACCACCAAATCAAGAATTTAATTTTGATAATATTAAAAAATTTCTTAATGATAATGGCTTCATTGTGATACAAAATCCCAATAATTAGGAGTATTAATGAAGCATAATGAACTTAAAAAATTAATGAGTTCGCTTGATATAAGTCAAGCGGACTTATGCCGTATCTGTTTTGACCAGGTAACAGCTTCAGATCGTGTTATAGTTTCTACCTGGTTAAGTGGTAGAAAACCCATTCCAAGATGGGTAAAACAAGTTTTAAAATATTATAAAAATAGTCAGGATTAATTCCTGACTATTTATCATTTTTTAAGCAATACTGTTTTTCAATAATATCCATCAATTTATTCAAAATTCTATCTTGTTCGAATTCGTCTAAATCTCTCCACATTGGCGAAGTTGATAGTATTTCTCTTAATTCTTCTTTATATTTCTTTATCATACAATTTAAGACGGTTAAAAACTTAAATTGTTTTAAAAAATTAATGTATTGTTGGTTTAGTTGTTAAACTTCTCTCCGTTTCAAACTGCTGCACAAACTCTTTAATTTCTCCTGCACTCTCAAAGCTTGTAAAATGTGCTATTAATTCCGCTTTCTTTGTTTCTCTATTCGTAATTAAATAAAAAGTTACAAAAGCATCATTTTTATTTAATACTTCCTCATCAAACATTTTATTTGCTCCATTCAATAGAAAATTTTTCGCCTTTATTATTCGTTAATGCAATTTGTTGTCTATCACTTCCAAAAGTTCTTGGAGATAGTTTACTTGCTAAAAATTGTTTATGCCTTACTAAAATATCTAATGCCTTTATGGAATTTAGATTGGCTGTTTTATTATTAGCTGATTTAATCATATCCTTGCATTGATCCTCAACGGCATCCAAAGTGTAATGTATGCCGTCACTCTTTGCTTGTTCGTAAGCTTCTCTCAAATCTGGTTTTTCTGACATCCATTTTCTAAAAGTATTCCAGGAAAGATTTTCTTTTGCAATTGCTTTTCTAATACTCTCACCAGTTGCGAGAGCTTCAAGAATTCTTTTAATTGCGTTTCTTGATTGGTTATACTTAGGCGGTCTGCCTTTTGTTTTTGTAATCTGATTCATGTTATGTTGAAAATTTAAACTACTTATCCGAGTCTAATCTTAAAATAGAGTAAAAGTGTCAAAACTGTCAATAAAAAAAAATATTTTTTTTATTCGTACTTAGGAGCTATGAGTCGGTACACTTTTTCTTTTTCTTTAACTTTGTATTGTAGTTTTATTTTATAAATAATCGTCATTAATAATTCGCTATATTTATTTTTTACTTTGCGTCTATCAAGTGCAATTAATCGTCCAATTTTACTCCATGAGAGTCTTTTTCCACGAAGCCAAATAAGTTTGCGATCATCTTCATTATTTATTAATTGTATAAGCTGCAAAGCTAGTTCCCATCTTGATATACTTCTAGGAGATATGCTTATTTTTAGCTCACTATCTCCATAATTTAGCCAGTCAACTCTGTTCATCTCTAACCAAAAAGTTAATTTTTGCTTTCTGATTGCACCAGGTAATCTTTCATCGGTGCGAAAAGCATCATAATACAGTTGGTCTAAATCATGTTCGGTTATCCGCATAAGTGTTTTGCATAGGAGAGTGCGTCTTGTTTAGTTTCTTTATTAGCAACTTGTACTAGCCATTCGCTGTAACGATCAGTTGACAACTTAGAACTCATCAAACGAATATATTTATTCTCCATGTTTTGATGATAACCAAGACCATTATTAACGGTGGCTTTGTAATAAGGATTTGTATTCTTTGCTAATCTCTTAACTGTTTTATTTATATCTATATTAATAGTAGGTTTAGTAGGAGGTGAAGGTTTGTTCATAGTAAATGACCTTGAAGTGTATGTTTGTTCGTAGTTCTCAAATGTATCTGTTGATAATTTGTAGTGATTTTTGCCTTTTATTAACAACTTGATAACAAACTTATGCTTATGTAATTTGGCTGTGGAGAGTTGTACTTGTCGTAATGATAAGCCAGTTAGTTTTACCAACCGCCTATTAGTTGGATACATTTGCTTTGTTTTGTCGTTCCTGTGATCTAATAACCAATAAGCGACTTTAATATCGGAAATACTAAAAGTTTTAGAATTACCTAAGATTTGTCCGATAAGTTTCCACTTTTCAAGCATTCTTGCTCCGCAGCTAGGAAACAATCTTTATAATAGCTTGACCAATA